CTGGAAAAATGAATCTCATGGGCGGGAAATATGAGGAAGATTCTGAGCCTAATGGCCCCAATTAAAATAGTTTATCCTTTTTTTTCACCTCTAAATAGTAGTTGAACTAATAGCGTAAGTACACAAACACACTGTAGGAGCCTCCATGTTAGACAGAGTAACAATTAGTAAATTTTCAGAACTGTCAGGCTATACAGAAGTTGCTATACGATCTAAAATCAGTGAAGGTGTATGGCAAGAGAATGATGTATTCTCCAGAGCACCCGACAATAGGATATTGATAAGTCTAGGAGGCTACGAAGCATGGGTAGACCAAAAACGTACAAGGGGGTCGCAAAAGCGTCTAAAAGTTCAATCGAAGTACGATTCTACTACCCAGACTCCAAAACAGAACAACGCGAGCGCATTGAACTTGAGCCCACCCCCGCTAATTTAGAACGATGTTTTGTACACCTCTCGCAAATCAAAGATGCCATTAAGAATGGGTCCTTTGATTACGCCGCTACCTTCCCAAATTCTAAAAGAGCTGCGCTATTCGTCAACAAGCGACAGGTCTATACTTTCCTAAAACACTGGTTGAACAGCCATTACAGTATTGGACCAGGCACTTACACCTTTTATAAACGAATCATCGAGGGTCAAGTTAAGAAATCTTCTTTAGCAAAAACTAAAGTGGTCAATCTAGCATGGCCTATGGTAAAAGATTGGGCATTAGCCATGCAAGTGCTCCCCTCGACACGCACTCAACGAATTGCCGTGCTACGCGACGCACTTAACGCAGCGGTAGAAGAAGGGATTATCTCTGTGAATCCCCTATTAGGTAAGAAACTCAAAAAACAAACAGTGGTTATCAAATCTGAAGCCACGCGAATTGACCCTTTCTCTTGGGAAGAACGAGAAGCTATTATTGGAGCCGCCCCTAAACAACTTGGATTGCAGCTAATGTTCCAGTTCTTTACGGGAATGCGACCAGAAGAGATTCGCGGCTTATGCTGGAGCCGTGTCGATTTCATTGGCTGCACTGTTCTAATCGATCAGGTCATCGTTGATGCAAGTCCCAATAAATTTCAGCCGCCTAAATCACAAGCCTCTTATAGAACAATTGATTTAGTTGGCCCTGCAATCCAATGTCTAAGAGCGTACAAAGAGTATTCCTTCCTTAAAGGGGTAGAGCCAAATGACATTGTGTTTATGAATCCGCTCACTAGCCAGCCTTGGAGTACGACTAATAAAATACGAGCGCAGTGGAAACAAGCATTAAAGAAAGCAGGAGTTCGCTACAGAATACCTTATCAAACCAGACACACTTACGCATCGCAGATGTTAAATGCGGGTGAAGAGCTTACCTATATTGCAAAACAAATGGGACATGCTGACAGTTCGACTACGCTAAAGTATTACGCACGATTTATTAAGAATACTGGGGTCAAACATGGATCAAAAATGGAAGCGGCTTACAAAGAGTTTTTATCGAAATAGGTACATAAAATGGCCGTTTTTCGCAGCAATTCCGCAGCTTTGAAAACAAAAACCTTGTAATTCAAGGGGTTGGATGGTGCGGACGGAGAGACTCGATCTTTTTAATACCTACTAAATAAGCTTATATTTCAATGACTTAACCCAATGCTAAGACCATTGCTGCGGGTAAATACGGGTAGTTTAAGGTCAATTCCGCAGCAATTCCCGCAGCAATTTTTAATGCACTCTCGGCTTCGCAGTTGTCCGACTTAGCTCACCATCTTTCTTGTGATAAGTTACCGCCCTGGCACATCGCCAACTCACGTATCCACCCCTTGCCGAATACGCATCCCGCGCTGATAAAGTAGGGTGTCTTTCTACAATCGCGCCACCGCCTTCTGCAATTTCTTGCTCCTGATGATGGTAATGCCCTGTGTGGATATAAGTGTACTCAGCTTCGCCCCACATCTTTCTAAACTTAGGCTCACTGGCAAATAACATTGGTAAGCGTTTGTTCGCTACTTTGTGCCCGTGATGGAATCCTAACAGAATGTCACCATGTTGTTCTGCATAAAATGGCAGCGCTTCTGTGTTCACTTCAACACGGGGATTGTCTGCAAAGATCTTATTCATGGCAATGCGTAACCAGATCGAACCTGATTCATCGTGATTGCCCTCACACATAAGCAGCTTAACATTGCGGTGCTTCTGTAGTAGCAACCCTGTCACTTCGCAGATTACTTCAATAGCAAGCTCAATGCATTCGCCATATCGACCTGACGCATCCAGTACATGTTTGCTTTGTGGGGTCACCGCGTCCAGCCCGTCAAAATGTAAGAAGTCACCTAGCTGATTAAAGATAGCAAACTCTGATGGTGGGCTTTGTGAAATCAAATCTTGGAAGGCGTTTATCATCACTGACTTCGCCGTAGGTAAATCCCATCGTTCACCGCCCTCACCTTCCCACGCTAACATACCTAAATGGAAATCCGTGAGTGTGTACACAGTACATAGTTCTTCATTAGGTGTTGCTGCTGGCGGCTTGATCAGCGGTATCGTCTGCATTTTCTCTGCAGCCTTGCTCAACAAGTCTTGCAGTATGTCTAAATTCTCTGACTCTTTAAATGCAGTCTTGTACCATGTGAGTGTACCTTCATCATCCTTCTTTAAGAACGAGCGGCCTTTCAGTATCTCACTTGGAGCCGTAGGCTGGTTCAATCCAGCTTCAGGGGCAAAGCCTTCTTCCCTAGCCACACGCTCTCTCATGTTCTTCAAAGACCTCCGCATATTACGCTGGTCTTGCCCTAAATCAATACATGCCTGGTTAACTGAGCCTGCCGCTATAATGGCTTCTATCTTCTCTTTTTCTTGTGGACGCGCATAAGGTAGGTATTCGCTATAGTTCATCTTTTGAATCCTCTTCGTCCTGAATTTCGCCGTTCGCACCTATAATGATGCCCCACGATTTTAAAATCTTCTTCGCCTCTACATCGTCGCTTACATTAATTTCAATGTAACGATGGACTTGAATAGGTATGACGCCTACCAGAGCTAAAAGTACAGCGGCTATGCCACCTATTGTTATGGCTTGTATTAAAAACGCCAGTGCTTCAAATAATGATTCCATGTTAAATGCCCTCTTTATAGAACAATTCCACAAACATTCGGCATGTATCACTGCGCTGTATGTCTGAGATTTCAAAGTCGACAACTGTAATGGGCAGCTTGTGCTTATCCAGTAAATTGATTAGCACACCTAAACCTGACGTTTGTTTAATGTCGGATTGAGCTAAATCACCCATCAAAATCAAGACGCAGTTATCGCCTATTCGTGTAGTCACTGCTTTAATTTCATCAACTGTCATTTGTTGGGCTTCATCGATTAAAACAATTGCGCCCTCTTTCTCACCGCCAAAACTTCTACCCCGAATAGTTTCTAAGGGTTGTAGCTCGATGTTTCCATTGTTTAGTGCAGTGTCAAAGCGTCCTCCACCCATACGCTGCTTGAGTACGTCCACCATTGGCATAACCCAGTTCATCATCTTGTCGTCTTTGTCACCTTTAAATGCACCAAGGCTCCGACCTGTTGGAATGTTTGCTCTGCAAAGAATGATCTTTTGAACTCGGTTCTGCATAAACTGATCTGCAGCGTATGCACACGCTAAGTATGTTTTGCCTGATCCTGCGACTCCCGATGCTATGATTACAGGGCAATTTGGATTCTTCAGCGCCTTTAAATACCGGTCTTGGTTTGGAGTCTTCGGCTGTAAAGGTGGCCTTTGGCGTTCCTCTGAAAATTTCTCGGTTGACTTCGTACGTGCTTCTTGGGTGTTACGTTGTCTTTTTGCTGACACAGGTATTACCTTTGTGGGTGTTGTAGGTTAATTTTATGCGCTTGGTTCCCAGCCATTTAAGTTAGTGTTGCGTATGTAGGTGCGTAAAGTTGCAATATCAGTATCTTGTAAATACAGCGCTTCTAATGCTCGAAGTGCCATCCAATCTGTTCTAGCTAACAGTTCAGATTCAGGGCTCACTGCTGCTCTACCTATGGAAATAAATTCCATTGAGGTGCTGGCAAAACGAGTGAATATTTTGTCTTGCACGCCACAACGAAACTTAGTCGCCATTTCGCAAGTAACGCCTAAATCAAAATCCTCTGCAAACTCTGGTGTAATGTAGAAACACCGATCTAGTGTAGGTGTGCCTACAGGAAGCCCATCGTAAATCACGCACTCGTAAGCAGTTAGATCATCGGCCTCAGTTAAAATTGGGTAATCGCCTGGCCCCGTCTTACCTAAAACAGTTCGCATGTGTTGTGTAAACGCATTCGAGTTAGGCCCATTTGTAGGCACCTGTACTAAACACGTTGTCTTCCCTGCTTCAACAAAACTTAAAGCAAGCGCGTGCGCTAAAGTTGATTTTCCACAACCTCGACGGAATCCTGTAACAGCAAAAACACCTGCAGCAGCACCACTGTATAAAGGATTAAAATTATTATTAATTAAAGGTATCAAATGGCCTCCTAACCTGAGTTATCTGCTACGTCATGCATGCGGATAGATTTCGTGCCTATGCTAGTGTTTGCGCCGTTGAAGTTAAATATTTGTACAAATGCTTCACATTTTATGCTGGTAGACTCGTTAAAGTTAAGCCCTGTGGCCCCTCCAATATGGGCGGCATATATCGATAGCGTCTGCGAACCTAGCATGTGGTAATTGTACGTAGTAAAACCATCTGAGCCAGACGAAGAATGGAATTGGTAGTTAAGCGTGTATTGGTAAATGCCTGAAGAATCCGTCTGAACTATTTGCCTATTTCTCATCCCTTGTTGGGGGCCATCAAAAAAAGACGTTATTGCAAAATCACTGTAAGTCAGTGTAGTACCCGCGCTTGTTCTAATGCCTGCCCGTACCCAAAAATGAGTTTGCAGGGCTACATAATTTGCGTTGATAAGCCCGCCTACTTGGTTGTACTGGACATGACAATGCATTTCTGGCGTTATGCTTTGTTTTCTGTAACGGAATAAATTAGATGTAGAGTTTTTAACAGTAGAACCGCTATGGGCGTATAAGTGATAGTTGTAAGGCTTAATGTTGCCACTTACACCGAGAAGATGATTGCCGCCAACATTAGTAGAGTTAGAGAAGTCAAAATAAACCCCACTGTCATAAGCATAATGTGGTGCGCCAAATTCAGTAACTAAAGCCACCGCCCCCGCTAATACCAATACGCCGTTAATTATGCCACCTGTAATAGTGGAGCCGTTTATACTAGCTGCAGTAATCGAACCGCCATTAATCGCAGGAGCGGTTATAGACACATTAGCTATAATCGTATCGCCATCTAACAACGTAGCATCGATTGTGTCTGCAACCATCGGCCCTGTAACTGTTAACAAGTGAGTATTAAGCGTTGGAATGTCAGCCCACTGTATAGTAGCCATGTTAATCATGGCATTGTTGATGTAAGTAACCCCGTCAGTTACTATGAAAGGAACTATTTTAGAACCATCAGAATGTGAAATCTTAAACACATCAGCTAATACTGCAAACTCACTGCCGCCTGCATTAGCTGCAAGGCCATACCCTGAAATAGCACCGTTTGCGTTAATCTTCACAAACTGTTCGGCAATAACCCCATTAATCGACCCCGTGTGAGATTGTATAGTGGCACTAAACCCGCTTACTGTGGTGTTCAAAGTAGCTGTCGTAGACACAAGAGTCGCGCTTTCAGTAACTACCTCTGCCAAACCACCCTCAATCACATCAATCTTGTCTATTTTAGTAGATAAGGCTACTGCTAAATGACTTTGGCTTAGCTCGTCGCTCAACCTTTCTATTATGTCACTGACTTTTTCGGATGTGATGCCAACTGTACCTGCTACCGCATTAAATGGCCCCGATACTTCATTAATAGAAACATAACGAACCCAGTAGTAATAAGTGTATCCATGCCCTACAGTATCGGCGTAATAGTTTCCTACAGACATGCCAATAACTACTGCCGTACTGCGATCATCAACTGTATTTCTGTAAATATGGGTTACTACATCTGTGCGGAGAGGTTGATCCCAATGAAGTGCGATTGCTGGGCCTCCAGCCGAAGCTGTAAGTGTAGTAGGCGGTGGCGGTGTTGTTAGATCACCTTCAATCACTTTAGGTATTATTGTGCCCAAGCCTGCATTTATAACCCCGCTTGTTAAATCAGGCTTACCTTTGAGCTTAACCACTCCACCTTCATAGAGGTCACGGACTGTAACTCCCCTATCAAGAGGATCACCCCTGCGACCAAGACGAATTTCTGTTGCTTCTTTTAGCGCCTTAACCGAAGGGTCACTACTGTTGGGGATAGCAGGTAGCTTTGTTTCTTTAGACAACGGTAGCAAGCTCCTTAACTGAAGTTGCAAGTTTCACATAATCAACATGAGCAGTGCCTTCAAGCTCCACTCGCCATTCGGTTGCTGTGTATCCTGCGGGTAAACGACTCAACGTATCATCGGTACAAGACACTGTTGCTCTGAGCACATCATCTCCGTAGATTTTGACACTTACTGTACCTGCACAAGCTACACTGATTGCACCAAGATTCATCGGTGTAGGGCTTTCAAATGTCTTAGATTTCCATGTGTAAGTCAGGTCAGACCCCGTTTCCCATTTCTTCAAAGCACTGCCATCAGCCACATATAAAATGTCGTCTTTAGCAGAATAAAAACCACACGCGGCAGCTATATCCGTAAATACCCACGCCTGTTCTGTACTTGCAGGGTCAAACATAAACCCTTGTGTATCAGTAAAGCCAACGTACTTGCCTTCATACCGATACGCGTGAATCTGAGAAGGGTTAATTGCTTGCCATTGTTCGCGGTTAAAAATGCCTTTAGTTACTATTTGGACTTGGCTACCCGACACAAGCACTAAACCGTCAGGACTTGCATAGATAGTCGACTCACCCATGTCAACGACTGAACGCTTACTTACACAGGCTTGGAATTCATCTAACTCAATGATTGACACACTCGCAGGGTCATGCCCAACTGCCAAGTGCGGCTTACCCGTAGTCGCAATGACTAAGCCTTGAGAATTAGGAGAAATACCCACAATGTCATCTTTAAGGTGGTATCGATAATTCAATGGAAAAGCGTATGGCACATACACTTCTGAGTACACCAGTGTTTTACCCGAAAAACCCACAATAGATCCGCTAGGTAATGTTGTCGCGCCTAACATCTGCCCAGTAGGGAAATCAGAAGTATCATCGTCAGGTGGGCGTAACCAATCCACAGTAGGAATTACTTCGCCTAATCCTGCGGCTAATACATTATCAGGAGCAGGAGTTACCCCACTAGCTACATCCATAACCTGCTGAAAATTCGTAGCAGATGTGCCTGAGTTACTGCGATAAATTCGTAACCGCGCGTTAACTGCGTTGTAATTCCCTGATGGGAATGAAGGAAGGACTAACGAGGCCGTCTGCCCTTCTTTAACATTAATAGTATTAGATATGGGGCTAATTGTTGACTCTTGATCCCACCCATCTACCCATGTGTATAAATAGGTGCGGTAATCATCTAGTGCGTCTGCTACTGCCGAGCCTACTATAGAGGCTACCGCAGCAACTGTCGGCGCTGGCAAACCAAGTCTGTAAGCTCCAACAGGCATTGGGGCTGCGCCTAACGCAACATCATCCCGTGTAATCTTAGGGTAAGTATCACCCGTAAAAACAACCTTATTCGTAATATCAAACGCATTAGGTACACGCGCCACATCAACGTCCACGCCAAACTCAAACCAATAGCCAGGCACATACTCATAAATCGTTTGCGGGGAAGTAGCTAGCAGGCTAGGGGTAACCACTGATATATTCCCACCCATGCCTGAGTGAGAGGAACAGTAATAATACAGGGCCGTTGGAGTGCTATCGGATACGACAATCGTACTTTGTGTTGAGCTATCGTGGGTTACACCTGTAGTGTATTCTGAGCCACTCCCATGTGTACCATCTACAGTAGTAGAAAATCGAAACGGATGGCCTGATGGATAGGTGAATATGTAAGTAGATCCAACTTTTAAAGTTAGCGCTTTATTAGCTACACTACTTATAATAAAGTTACCACCAACAGCAGTAACTGCAAAAGTTTGGCTAGTAGCTAGCGGGGTAACCACTCCTGTACCTTTAAGTGGTTTTAACTGCCCATCACCCACCTCACAGTTCTTTGCGTAAGTAGCAATGTTCGCTTTTAGTGTCTTAGGTGCTAATGCGGTAGACATGCCACCGAAATCTGCAATAATAAAGCCTGGCATTAGTAACTCCAGATAGTAGGCCGAGAGAAACGGTCATCAGCCTCAATGTCATCCAAGTGTATAAAGCGTCCACCGCCCTTTTGTTGTACGCCAATCCCTGTCATGCCATGTTTTATTGCCACTTCAACTAATCGCAGTGCTTGTAAACCTCGAACACCAATGTCTACGGCTCGACCTGACGAATGTGCCCCAGGCTTTTCTTTTTTGGCTTCAATGGGGTGTTCAGGTGAACGATACCCAGATGTCACAGTAAAAGGAAAATCACACTCTTGCCTAATCGCATTGAGTTTCTCTAGGAAACTGGCTTCAATACCATCCTCACCAGAATGCTGACACTGTAATTCTTTAGGGGTGAAGTAATTCATGGCTTTGGCACATCTCCACTAAAGTAGACATACAATGCAATAGCGCCCGCACCTAAAATCCACAGAAGCTTTTTAACGACACTCTCACCGACAACAGCGTAAAAGCGTTGGTACGCTCTATCAGCAGCCATGTCAGCAATTTCATGCTTCTCGCTTTCAGTTAATGGTCTATTGTCCATATTCGTTTCCAATTTCTTTTAAAGCTGTCTTTGCTATAGCAGTTGAACTGCTATTCTATACTATCATTACGTTTTTCGCTTGTTCATCACGCCTTCAGCCAATCCCCCACCAAAGTAGAACGTAACTATTATTATCATAATCATCGAAATGCTAAACACTTCCATCACTTTGATAACTGGTTCCATCGGTTTATCGAGAAACACCAAAACAATGCAAAGCCAAAATGAGATAACGTATGAGCCACCGAACATTAATGCTAAGTAGCGTTGTGCAATCTTGAACGGCGCGTAAGCCGCCAATAGGTCTGTTTTAGCCTTGGTGCGGGCCTCAACCATCTCAACATCAGAGGTGTGCATATCATCAATAAGCTCTAGCCCTTTGCTGATCACATCCCCGCTACCGAATATTGTTTTTAAAATGCCCATGCGTTACCTCATATAAATGGCTACACCAAAAAGAGCCCCTAGTATCATCACCACAGTAATAATCGTGACTAACAGACCTGCTGCTAAATTTTCTTTACGTTGGTTAACTTTATTTTTGTGTTTCTTAGCTGCTACTTTTTGTTTTTTATAAAAGTCATCACGGAATTGACAGTACTTGTAATAGCCTAGCAACCCTTGTTTGTTTAGCATAAACTCTAGCTCTTTTTCCTGCCGCTCTATAGCTTGCTTCGCTTGGTAAGCGCCCAACACATCGCCATTACCAGTTTTAACTTTCTGTTCAATCGCCTGGCTTGCCCCAAAATATTTTGTTAAGGCCGATCCACACTCAGCAATCTCTTTACCGTTAGATAAAGTGGTCTTTATAACCTTAAAAGCAGCATTCGCTATCATCAACTCAGCTAGCATATCCATAATCTCCGTGTGTATTCTTGGGGAATCCCATAGGGCTCCCTAGACGGCTGCACCACAAGATATTCTGCATTCACTGTATATGTAGTGGGTTCAATTAACGGTCTTTGCCCTTCGGGTGCAAGAGTCGGAGACACATGCACTGGGTATAATTCCAAAGGGCTAGACCACATAATATAAGCCTAGCTTATACTACTAGCCAAAAAATTACTTCGGCTTCTTTTTAACAACTTTAGTCTTCATAGTTTTTGCGTACGCATTTGCTTTTTTCTTACCAGCATCTGTATAAGCGAACTTCTTTTTTCCTACTGTTGGCATAACTACCTCTTCTTTAGTTTAAATAATTTGTATGTTTTTACATCACCATTTTACGCGCGAGGCCCAATAGGCCGCTGAAGTTTTACCTTTGGCAATGTTCTTGCCATGACGTGCTTTAAATGATTTGCGTTTTGCTTTCATTTTATCTGACTCGCCAGCTTTTGGTTTGCCAGCAGTAGAAGCGCCCTGCTCACCAAACCTAATCATCCGATCCTTGCCGCCGTCTTTAATAAGAACAGCGTGGGATTTTTTAGGATGGCTAGGCGTTCGCTTCGGTTTGTTATAACCAGCGAACGTTATACCCCTGTATTCAATACTCATTACTATCTCCGCTATTCAGGATCTAATTCTTCAGGAGCAACGTAGGCTGAGTTTACTGCCCATGTTGTGCCGTCAAATGTGTGCTTACATCCTACCCAACCAGCAGGAGCTGTTACGCCCTCGACCAAGGTACAGTTGCTTGCATTCATATCTCCGATAATAAAATCAGGAGTTGTAATAGAGTCTGCACCCATAGTAATAGCTACTGAATTAGCAAACATATACTTGCTGATGTTTGTACCATTCTCGATAATCGTCTTCATGTTAAATACCCTTCAATAAAATTGAGGTTGTTGATAATGCTTTACCTACTTCTACAGATGGATCATCTGCGACTTCTCCCAAAGTTCCATCACCCTGAGCATAGTATGTAGTTCCTGCTGTTAATCCAGAAAGATTGGTTGCAACTCCCCCTTGCAAATTCAAAGTTGCCGTAGCAGTGTCTGCGTAAGCTGCACTGGAAATACCAATGAAATTAGTTGCTGTAAGATTGGTGGCACTTGTTGCTACGGTAGTAGGTATTTGACCGCATACCATTTTGCCTTTACTACCATCTGCTGCGTCATTATATTTATATATAAATCTACCAGCTTGCAAGGGTGAAAACTCAAAAGACACATAACCATGATTACCTGCAGCAGTAGTACCAGAATATAAAGCACCTAACGTAACAGTAGTACCAGAAACTGACGCTTTCATTAACTTTGATTTAGGATCCGAAGCACTCCAACTAAAGTAGCCGATAAGTAATGAGCCAGCTGTGTCTGTTGGATGGAAACGTGCTGAAGGGGCCTCAATGGTTTCTGATACAATAGTAACTGCAGGCCCTAAAGTTATAGTTGTCCCGCTGGCAGTTCCTGCTCGTATGTAACCATAGTTAGTATCACTCTGCTTATATGCG